TTGTGATACACCACTCGACAGCTTTTTAGACAAACCGCCTGAAATTGTCTCCGCAGTAACTGCCTGTAGGCATTCAATATTGCATAGAACTCCAAACTTTGTAGACTCCGCTTCCATAAATTCAGAAGAAGTCAAGCTGCGCATATTCTTTTTACCAAAGTGATCTAGGATGCCCGGATTAAGCATCTCGGAGATCTTCTCCTGAGCATCCTTTGCCCAAACCTCAACCGCTGCCTTCGTTCTTGGCTTGAACTCCCTCTTCTTGCGGACATCTACATCACGAGAGTTTTTCGGCCTGCCCGGCTCTTGAGGAATGTCTTCTTCGGGGGGTTCTTGCTTGTCTTCTGGACTGGGCTGCTTGGGCTGTCTAAGTTCTAATGCGGACTTCTCATCTGTAGGGGCCTTCTCCAATTCTAGCCCTATCTGGCCCGGAGAAACTATTCCTGTTTGCAACGCAATCTTTTGCAAGCCATAGTCTTTGTCAACCGCATGATAGGGGCTGATTTTCTCAAGATCCTTAGCCTCTCTTCGCTTGTTTTCGTTGCTAACCCGAGTACGCTCAATCTCCGGCTTGGCCTTGATGTTACGCTGCACAAACTCATCACTGACAATGTTGCGATCTGCCATAGACATCAGCAAGTTAGCCATTGATGCGGGATCGTCCAAATACATGAAGTCGAACTCGACCTGAGCGGGATATCGAAAACCCATCGTGTTTTGGACAATCTTGATTTGCTCGTCCCAGAATCTAAGAGCAATGTTTCTAACATAATTCAATCTCTCTGTCAGCGTTTTCAAAGAAATAAAGTTGTTCGTTGTTCCAGAAGCCCCAAAAGTGCCGGTGAGCGTGGGAGGAATTCCTAGACAAGCGTATATGGCCATAAGGGTGGGACGATACTTTTCTTCTCCTAGGAATCGCTGTACGTCGGTATTGGTTTCAATAACCTCAATATCTGGCCCCCACACTATATCGGTAGTTCCACCTCCAACGTTACCTCCCAAGATTTCCTGAAGGGCTGACGCGGCTGCCGCAGTAGGAGCAAGACGATGCTCTAGGTTTCCTAGCTTAAAGATGCGAATCTTAGAAATGGCTCCGTCGAGAGCCGTCTTGTCTGCCAGCTTCAGTCTCTCATATAGAATAAGATCATTGAAGCAGGAATATGTCATTGGGTCTGCCCACTCTTGCCAGTCGTCCTTTTTATAGAAATAAACGAAGGTCTTGTCTGGAGGCAATAAAACACCCTTATCACTTTCGGCAGCATCAAGAATTTCTTGAGGAAGGCTGTTGACAAGACTAACGTCTTCTGGCTTGTAGCTATTTTTAAGCTTTTTAATTAAGTTGGCAAGATGCCTAGGGAGCTTCACCATATATCTTTTTTTATCTCCCGTAAGGCTTGCTATTGGGCCTCCGACAACTTCCAAGGTGAGGGGATCAATAAAATGATACTGCCAAGGGATTTCTCCTTTTCCAAAGCCAGAAAGCTTTAAGTCGGCAACCATCTCTGGAGAGGCAACAGACCTTTGCATCTCTAGCCTTTTCTGTTTATTGATCTTGGCAGTACGCATCCTAATGGGAACGTTAGCTTCTCTGAACAGAAGATTGCAAAGTCTTTCAGAAACCTCTTTTCCATTCACACGACTAAACCAGTCGTTATAGAATCTTTCAATTCGCGGATTCCTATGAATCAATCGCACGCCTTGGCAAGCGAAGTCTCCCATCAGATCAATAGCATTGCGAATTAAGCCGATACGCCTGTATGCCGCGCGGGCAAAATCAATTATGTCTTTTGACTTTTCCGGAACTCTTTGTTCGGGCCTGAACCAATCGTAGTCTGAATTTCGCAGACCCGGACGGCCGCTGATTCTAGTTGTTAGATCAGAGAAGTCTCGGGTTCTGGAGGAAAAGGAGGCAGACGAAGTTTCCTGAATAGCCTTAGAGTATTCAGCGAGCGCCCTTTCCTGTTCGGCGCCACTCCCCTCCCAGCTTATATAGGCTGGAGTTTCTTCCGAAGTGCGGTCTGCTTTACTTTTTGGGTAGTTCTTCTTTGCCATTATTTTTCCCTATTCGTTAATAAAAAACTTAAGCTCCTGTCCCTGTTGGCATTCCGCCGCCCGGAGGAGTCACACCGGTGTTGTATGGGTCGCAATTGCCACTAATGATGCTGTAACAATTAGCAAGCCACTTGCCAAGGCTAAAGACACCCTCTCCCTTTCTCCAAACCTGACTTGTTCCATCGCTATTCTTGAACTTGAATGGAATGCTGTTGAAAAAGTTAAGGCCCATGCCTCCCGATCCAGTTGCTGCCGCTCCACCGAATAGATGATTCATATGACCAGTACCACCGCCAAGCCTCGATTCTATACCATAAGAGATTCCGGTGTTGCTTCCACTATAACAGCCCGGTCCCACTCCACTAATGCACTCTGCGTCGCGATCTGCCTGACCGGGAAGATTGCCGCAGTGATTGTCACCTGTCCCGTCGTCACCAATCCCAGCAAATGGCGGGATGTCGCCCGGCCCCACTGTGACAGGATGGAACACTCCGTTGCTAAAACACGAGCTAGGAGGCGTGCCACCGCCGGGGAACTGTGCGCCAAGCCAAGGGGTAATGCAGTCGCTTCCATTGAGTGAAACACCGTCGCTGGCGTTGGAAATAGCACAATAGCTCGCAGTAGTGGGTTTCTCGCCGGGACAAATATTGCTCAAGTTTAGAGCGACTATATAATCCTGCGGCTCGCTACAGTCAAAAATACCATTTAGTGCGAACGTAAGCTGGTCATGCCACGTGACGGCCTCGTTCAGGTAATTTGAAGTGCCGCAGGGTAGGTATAGCGTTTTCACCGCGAGCGTCCCCGCGTTGCCGGGAGACATTATAATAATTTCCAATTTTGGCTTAAAGAAATCCATAACGTCACCGGTATCGGTCCAAGGGACCAAAACAGTGCAATCGCTCACACCGCCGACCGGTGGCACGACCGATGGGCCAGCGGCGCTATGAAATGCGAGAGTGTCGCATCCACACAGCCAAAACGTGTTATAGAAGTCAATCTGAATATTGAGATGTAGGTAGTCAGTTGCAATGGATCCCTGAAGGTCTTCTGTCTGATGAAAATCGTCAAGAACCGGGTCACAGCAACGATCCTTGTGAACAGAACATTGTATTTTTGCAGACAGGGGCGGTCGACCTTGATAAGTCATGGTATCTCCTGACGCAATAGGTATTGATAAGTGATTTAATGCCTATTAATTATTACACCATCAATCATGTTTTCTATGTATTGCAGAAAAAATATTCTTGCTCATCTGTTCCGCCCAAGGCTGTCCTATATACATCTTATCAGAAGCGTCTGATTTGAATATTCCCGGTTGAATCACGGTTCCTATATTAGTATAGGCTGGGGCCGGGATCTCTCTTTTCATTTGTCTGGCAATCATGTTAGCAATCACTAGGGCGCTGTATCTATCCTTACGCATACGACCTTTTTTGCCAGTGTCAAGTTTGATCTCTGGAGTGTCAAATCTCTCCCTACCCCCCGCTGTGGTGCTCATCACTACCGTAGCAAGCTCACTCTTCAATTCTTCGACCTCCATCACCGCGTCTTCAAGCGTATCATAAAGGCGAAGCGCATTAGATTCTCCCACCTGCTCTTTAAGTTGACTAAAAGAGATCTTGTCTTTTTCAGACATCAGACTTAAGGACAGCGTGTCAAATCGAGGGAATAACAGAACCTTGTCCTCCATGTCTTTCCGCAGCCCATGATTAGCCTGCGATGTCCACTCGGCTTTGGCAAAATTGATAAGCTGAACAACATGGTCTCCGGCTATGCGGTCGGTATCCTGTTTCTTTTTTTCATCTATAATAGGAAGGATCGGCCTTTCCCCGTCCATAATCTTGTCAGGATCGCTTAGACCTTCCGCTATAGCGTAACCGCCCCCCTGCGAGTCTATGCCTATCTGCACACACGGAAAAGTTTTATATAGCTCGCGGATCTTCCGGCAACAAAAACTATAATAGTCGTTGGCATCGGTTAGCCCTATACGCCTTCGGCTTTGAAAGTCCTTCTTGTTTGTAGTCCATGAATAGACAACTCGGTTGTGTTCCATGTGGATTTCGACCACTACGATGGCAAAGTTGTCTTGCTCTGAAGCGGGGTCTATGCCAAATACATATCTAAGATTTTGATCGCCTCTTGTTACAGGGTCAAATGGCGTTTCACACCACTGGGGCCAGCCGGGTGTTGAGCAGTTTCTATCATGTGCTACACAATTTTCAATTAGGCTACGCTTAAAAAACCCTTGACTATCCGATGTGAAGCAGGCACCATATTCCATCTGGTAAATGCCATTGTGCATAGTGGCCCTAGCGCGAGCAACCTGCTGATCGTCCATGAATCCCTCGGGAATAAGCTCATAGGGAACCCTGACGACAGAAAACTCTTTCCAGTTAAGACGCTTCATATATTCTGGAACTTCATCAACTTCATCTCCAGCCTCATCCGCAGACTTCTTGAAATCCCCTTTGTTTATAATCGTAGACTTGTACTTTTTCCAATAAGAAGCAAAGTGCTCAAATCCATATCCACAGGTTCCGGCAATGATGGACTGGTTGTTGTGCTTACTCTGGTATACATCCTCCATCCTTTCTTCCCACTCACCCTTATCCTGCATCATCTTCCTTTTAGCAGCCTCCTTGACATTCTCGGTGGGGTTCGCAGACACAGCAGCAAAACCGGCAACAACAGTCTCGTAAATCTCTACGGGAATACTATTGAATTCGTCTGCAATGATAGTATGAGCTCTTAGCCCCCTGATTTTGCTGCCATCTCCAAGGGGGACCGCCATGGCCCAGCTTTCATTGATCCTCATCGTACACCTGTCAACGTCTCTTCGGGGGCCGCTATTGTCAGAGCAAATGCTGCGTAGAATCGGGGCATTCCTCCAGATAGTGTCCATATATTCAAATATGACCTTGCTCTGTCTAAAAGCCGCACCAACGATTACTATCTTGGAGCCCGGTATAAGAACGCATCTTAATATCCCGTATACAGCTAGCAAAAAAGACTTGCCGAACCCACGACTCGCGATATACATAGGGAAGGCCCTATTCCACAATTCTCGCAATATAACTACTTGCTCAGGAAGCAGTTCAACATTTAAAAGCTTCTTCACAGTCCACTGAAAGTATTCCGGGTTGCGAAGGATACGCAGAATATGTAGGTGTAGATTATTTTTGTCTTTATCGGACAAGTGAGAAAGCGGTCTGCGAATATCTGAAAGGTCACTGTCATTGATCCCAAGCCAAGCATGTTCCGCGTCTTCTACACTATAACTCATGTACGTGCCTCATGATTCTGAAGGCTATCTCTTCTGCCTTCATCTTATCCCCGCAAGCGATGACGTGAATGTCGTGCTCAATCATAGCGGACGCAATAACTCGCATCATATACTTGGCCTTTATGCGGATGTCGGGCCACCTTTCCTCTGGAATACCAGAGCCTTCAGGATATCTGTCGATTTGATCCCACCCAAACTCGAATAAGAGAAATGCATGGGGAAAAGAAGACATCGCCCTTAACTGCTTAAGGAATCTCTTTTCACTACAGTTATTGGCAAATTCAGCTACCGATTCTTTTCTCTCTATGCAAAGAACGTGCTCTCTATCCTTTATGGTATAGTCTCCAATATTTACCTTTCCCACCTCTGTTCCTATGCAGTAGGCATCTTCTTCATACCACCATCCGTGGCCCTTCTTTTCTCTTGTATCACGAATAACGGTAAAGCGACTCATGGATCAACTTTCAATTGAAGGTAGACAGGAGTTTGATCGCCTACATACGCACCCAACGTATTAAATTCAATATATTCAAGAGCGTCTTCATAGCTGCAATCATTATTATCACAAAAAAGAGACACTAGCCTGTCTACATCATACACAACTCGCCCAGTATCAGTAACACCAACAATGGCTGAGTCAAAGTAATCTTCCTCTAAGAAAAGTAGGTCGTCACCAAAATCGTCCGCTAATTCTTGTCTGATCATCCCCTAGCCTTCCATTCTAGAAGTTTTAAAAAGAATTGCTCATAATTTTCTTCGCTCCCCTTGATGCTCTGGTGGCACCCCTTGCACAAGCAGATACCATTATTGATCGAGTATCTTAATGCGGGATGCTGCCCCCACTTCTTTATGTGATGAACCTCTATCCTCTTCTTTGACCCGCAGCCGGGCCATTGGCAAGCAGAGCCGTCTCTTTTACGAACGTCTTTACGCCATTGAGTATAGGCAGGATCACGCCAGTTTCTTCGCGCCATTGATATCGCTTTGAACCATCCTGTCAACAAGTTCTTGAAAGCTAACTTTTGGTTGCCATCGCAGCTTTTTGTTCGCCTTCGCGGGAGACCCCCTGAGAAAATCAACTTCTGAGGGCCTGTAAAATTTAGGATCAATAACAATAAACTGAGACCAGTCATAAACACCTATATAAGAGAAGGCGTCACTCAAAAAGTCTTTGATGGAATGGGTTTCTCCAGTGGCGATCACGAAGTCCTCCGGGTCATCCTGTTGCAGCATGAGCCACATAGCCTCCACATAGTCTTTAGCGTGGCCCCAATCCCTGTAGGCCTCTATGTTACCCAGACGAAGCTTGGGAAACTGGGCATGCGCAAGCTGGTCTAGCTTTCTGTCTGGAACATAAAGATAGTCGTCGTCTAAGACCAAGTCGCACCAGTTAACTTCGTGCTTCTCTAGCCACGCAACAAATTCGCCAATCCACTTGGTAATTTTTCGGGTCACAAAGTTTTCACCCCGTCGCTCACTCTCATGATTAAAAAGAATTCCACAACATCCAAAAATTCCATAGGCTTGACGATAGATACGTACAAGATGATGTGCGTCGAGTTTTGCTATGGCATAGGGACTTTGGGGCTCTAGGGCTGTGTCTTCACACTGGTGTTTGACTCCCTTACACTCGGTATAGCTCTTTCCAAACATCTCGCTTGTTGAGGCTTGGTAGAACTTGGTCTTGGGAGAAAATCGGCGGATTCCCTCTAGAAGATTAAGGGGGCCTAGGGCATTCACTTGGAATGTATAGTCGGGCTGTTCAAAGGAAGTTCCAACATGAGATTGTGCTGCAAGATTATAAATTTCATCAGGGGCGTGCGTGTCTACTAGGGCATAGACGCATCCTGAGTCAGCAACTTCTCCCTCTACTAATGTGAAATTAGGATCGTCTACAACCGCACCTAGTCTCTCTAGGTTTGAGGTGCTGGACCTTCTCTTTACTCCTATTACGCGGTATCTCTTGTTTAATAAAAGCTCTGCCAAGTAGGAGCCATCTTGTCCCGTGATGCCAGTTACTAGTGCTGATTTCATTTTTGTTCCTCAATCAATGTGTCCGAATTCAAAATGGGCTGATCTACAACCCCGTCCTCATATTCGTGATAGTCCGCAAGTCTTTCCGACGCCTTATTTGCCGCAACCCTATGAACCTCCATATCGAACTCCTCGGCCTTTCTAGTGTCTTCATCATCTAGCTGACGTAGCCAAGAAGAAAAATTGGTCTTGGCATCGTCTGCTGTACGTTTCCTTTGTTCTCTCGTTCCCTTGAGATCCTTCAATAGACGTTCTTTTTTAGTAAGTAACTTCTCGTGTTCATTAATATAGGCGGATTTAGAAGAGATAGCAGCCCCTAGTTGCGTTTGAAATGAAGCGAGAGCTTGTGTGTCACGCAAAGCCATCGGCTTATCCATTTCATCTTCAATAAGCTTATTCAATCTTTCGATATTTTGTAATACCTCTTGACGATCTTCCATTCCTCGATTAATAAGAACCTCTGTACGAATAACCTCTAGGATTTCCATTTCTTCGGTATGAGTTACGTCTTCAGAGAATTGTCTAAAGTAATCAACCCACTGGTGCTCAAAGAATATAAGTTCGGCGTCTTGGAATTGTTTTTGAAGCTCTTTATAATAATAGCGTCCTCTTAGGCCTACGAGCAGGTGCTCATCGTCAGACATATTGCGCATCTTAAGGTTTTCTTTGTCTATGAACTTGCGTATCGGTGCCTCTGTCCTATTTAACTCTTTGGCAATCTCCTTAATGCTTACATCAAAACAATTTTGTTTGATATAGTTCATCTCGGCTTTGGATAACTTTCCACGTTTACGACTCAATGCTTAGGCCCTCCGCAATGTCAGAAACTAAAGAAATAATAGCGTCTCTGCGAGCCTTGGGCAATCTAAGGCTGTGGGTAAACCTGATCCAATCCTCACGGTAAGGTACAGGAATAGCCTCATCAATCTTGTTAAAGATGGACTTTTGGTCTATCCATCCTTCTAGATCTGGCGTGCGAGTAACATCCATGTCTAGAGATGCCGTATGCATAAGATTCTTTTTTACGGTGTTGCGGCTCAGCCAGCCAGCGTATAAGTCACAGTCCATCTCATTATCATATCCCGTACAGGGGTATCCGCGACTATTGCGATATTTCATATCATAAAGTGGACACGAATCACAGGGCTTGTCCGGTCTTCCGAAATTATTGCGTTTGAAGTTGTAGAGGCGATTTCTAACATGGGTCCACAGGAAGTTCTCCAAGGGCCTAACATTGTCATAGTTCTCCAGACCCTCCCATGCGAACATGCGGGCCTGTTGCTTCATATCTTCAATTTCATGATATCCAAATTTAAACTTGCCTGCCAGACGATTAGCTATCCCGTCAATGACCTGCAATACCTCTTCTTCAGACATCCCCTTTGGCAGTTTCACCCGTTGCAATCTCCTGAACTTCCAAATTATCGAATTCTAATCCAATGTCCTTGATGAGTATGACCGCCTCCACATTAAAGGAGTCGATGCTAACCTCGATCCCCATCACGTTCTCCACAGGTTCTCCCGTCTCCGCGTTTACTATCTGTGTCGAGTGGGCGTTCCCGTCGCACACAATCTTTAGTTTCATTAGAATCTCCCAATAGACTTGTAATATCTTTTTCTTCTGACAAATTTGCCTGAGCCAGTATAGCTTCCTCTCCGCTAGCTGAAACTATCACAGGTTCTATGTTTTGAATGATTTTTTTCATGCTCTCCTCCAATGTTGATGACTATAATATAATATACCCAAACGGCCACTTTCTTGTGAGAAAAAGGACACGATAAATGAATATTAAATGGACGGTGGAAGATAAGCAGTTCATAAGGACGAATGCTCACCGCATGAAAGATAAGGAAATTGCAAGTGAACTGGAGGCTAGGAGCGGAAGACGTGTATCTGTGGGGGCCGTAAGAAAACTGAGGCAAAGAATGGGAATAATTAAAAAGGGCGGCAGGGGAGTCTGCGAGCTAAGAAACTAATGGGCGCATTCGAACAAAAAGACAGTAAGGTACACGGAAAGGGCATATTTACGGTGCGTCCATTGCCTGAAGGTAAGGTGCTCTTTGAAACTCATAAAAGAGTGGAGGGGGTGTTCGAGTGGCTAAATCTTATGCCCAATTCCTTATACAATCACTCAGTTGAGCCTAATTGTCAGTCTTTGACTATCGGAGAGTTTAAATATCTTATGACAATACGGGACATTGCCGGTGGCGAAGAACTCTTGGTGAACTACAGACAAGATGAAGATTTAGAGCAACCAGCAGACGATTGGATGTAAATAAAAGTGGACATTTAGTGTGGGTGGATTTAATTGTGTCTGAACCCCCGTGATATACAGTCGCGGCGTAGCCCCGGTGCAAGCCACCTTATAAAAACCCACCCGGCTACCGGCGACGGACGACGTAAGTCGTTACGCGACAACGGGTTATGTCGATTCCCACGCAATTCGCACGCCTCGCACACGCGGGGACGGGCGATGCGCGGGCCTAACAGTCTATAATCAGTCGCGACCAGCCAAGTAGCACTAGAGTTCCCAGTCCGGCCAACTTTTTAGGCCAAGCAGTCCCAGTCCGGCCCTGTTTCAAGGGCACTGGAGAATATTCCGGCCCCCGCCGCCGGTCGACGTAACCCCATATGCTGTAGGCACTTACAGCTACTTTGACAAAATATTATTTTAGGTGGAGACTGGGCTTGCATTATGCCGATAATATATATATAATACAAGCATGAAAAACAAAACAAGCACACAAGAAGGAAACAAGATGACAAACGACATCAGGCCACTGGATAGGGCAAGCTACTGGACACGCACCGGCGAGAAGCACAGCGTGACGGTGGTAGAGGTGAAGGGCAAGAACGCTCTGGTTCACTTCGATTACGAATTCCCATTCCGACAAAGTTGGGTCCGGGTCGCCAAGCTTGTGCTAGTGGCACGCTCCCACAACGCCACCCCGGAAGATGTCGAGATGGTGCGAGAATGGGCAACGCACAGCGTCAACCGGGCCGCACCGGATCCGTCTTGAATGCTGGTAAACATCATCATCAGCATAACCGTGATCTGGATACTATCCGAGATTCTCGAAGATTAGGCTTGACGCGGGGCGCTCCGGCGGCGGCCGCCGGAAAGTTTTAACCCCTTGTGTAGTAACGGCTTAGGACACAAAATGAAAGAAACCTTGTAGAGTGGGGTTGCAAAATGCCGATAATATATATATAATGAGAGACATACAAAACACAATCACTCAGTAAGGACAACGCAATGGACACTCTCTTCATCATCGCACTGATCGCTATCTGCTACGAGGCAGCACTCGAATCAAACGGCGACTGGTAGATCAACCAACCCCTCACACGGAGAACACGCACAATGCAAACCATTATCATCACCACCATGGTGGCCATGATCGTCGTTCCGATCATCGTGCTGGGCGTAATGGACGCCATGCGACACCCTTGGCGCCCGCGCAAGTAAGGGACGCAAGTCCTTGCGTGCTAACGACTTACGCCTTCCGGCGGCAGCCCCCGGATGACGTAACTCCTTTGCTACCAACGACCTACAACTACTTTTGCAAAATGGAGAAATAGGTGCCCTCAGAGTGGCGTTTGGGGTTTACTTATGCCGATATAGTAAGTATAATGGGGAGTATGAAAGACACAAGAGGAAACAAGATGAAGAACGAAAACGAAAACACCACGACGTGGACCGAATGCCAGTGCGAGGCTTGCACCAGCGACGAACAGAACGACGGAGCCA